AAGAAGGGAGGAAAATCACCCTCAGACATGTTATCTGTTTTCACTACTTTTTCTGGGGCCGTAGCGGTGGACCCTGATTCTGGTTCAGACATATTTGTTCCGCCAACTTAACGTCATGGCGATTACGATGGAGCCATTGTAGGGCATATGCTTGACACACAGCACATCTTAGCCACTTTGGGCGTTATAGGCGGCAGCACGTAGAACTCGTACCCGTGTCGATGGCCCTTTGCAGGGTAGCGGATTAACGACCCGCCCAGCCTATTTTATTCGGTGGGGAGGTGCTAGTCGCTACGTCAAGCAAAGGGTATGTCTGCCATACCTCTTTGAAGGCGCTCCGGTATCAAGCAGATAAACCCGGCCCCCACCCAGATTTTCTCGCCTATTTCATCCGCCTACGGATGTTCTCCCAATCGCCATAGCGAAGGATGTCATCGTAAGCCTGAATCCTGCCAGCAATCTGCTGCACCTGGTCCGTGGTAGCACCCCGCAAGTCGCCAATAGCGGTTTCGCGGGAAACGTGCACTTGAGACATAAAGCGTTGAAACGCCTCAATATGCCCAAGATGGTCTAAATCCTTTTCGTCCTGAGTCATTAGGCTTTCTATTGGTTTACCGTATTAGCCTGTTGAGTGGCAACCTGTCCCATGCTGGCTGGCGCGGTGCCAACTCTACCAATCTCAGCGTTCTGCTGCTGCTGGATAGCAAACGAATACTGGGCGGAATACTTCTCTAGGCGGGTGCGGAATGCCTCGTCCTGTTGCAACCTCTGGGTAATGTCTGGTTGCGCGGCGTATTGCTTGATGATGTCCAACGCGGACCCAGCGCCATTGGGCCGTGCGCCCACCTCAATGCCAGAGAAGATTTTAGTAAGATCGTCCGTAACATCCTTAACCATCTTATCCTGCGCGGCTTCTACAGGCTGAAGAATAGCATCTGCAAGCATTGGATTGATAGCATTAGCAGCAAATTCAATGGCACTATCGAGGTTAATACGGCCACTGCGGTCGTAAGGCACCAAAGCCAAAAGCTGCTCAATCTGCTTCTCACCCGTCTCTGGGTCCGTGTTTTGAACGTCAAACGAAATGGAAATGTCCACATCAACGTCTGGGTCTCCCTTGCTGTAGGTTTGAGCATCTGGGACACCAGTGACCCTGAAATACAGTTGGTCGGGGCCAAATCGCTGGAAACAGTTGTAAGCAGCCTTAATCACTCCCTGAACGTGTGCCAAGAACTTATCTACAAAGTATTGACGACGCGAAGCAGAAAGCGGGTTGGCGAAATCAAGGCCCATGAGCTTGTCCGCGCTAGAAAGAAGCGATTGCTCCATTTCTACGCTGCCAGGATTATAAGCCGGGGTTGGACCCCATTCGTAGTCTCCCTGACGCATCCGGCCAATCTTCTTGCCTGGACCCCAATCTGGCGGTGGTTTGCCAATAGGGTGCATAAGCGGTGGCATGGTAGCCATGCTGTTACGGTCGGTGCGGCTGTCGCGCTCAACCTTTACACCGTGTTGAATACCGCGAAGTAGTTCGGGAATGGTCTGGAGATCGTAAAGTCGTTTATTGTCCTCAGAAAGCCGGGTGACAATAAATGGGTAGTCCTCGTAGCCGTTCATTAGCTCAAACTTTGCATGGCCGGGAACATCTCCTTTCCCTGTAAACAGCGGGGACATCACTGTTTGGTAGATACCTTGGCTTCCGTCTTCTTCATCTACAAGACGTTGATAGACATACAAAACATCAACCAAGTCGTCATTTTGCCATTCAGCAACGCTGGATCGGGTAGCCTGCTCTGCTGCATTGCCGTTAAAGATGTCTGTGCTCTGTCCCCTGTAATGCTCAATGCAGTAGTCGGCCCATTCACGGTTCCAACCAGATACTTCTACCTTGTTTAGAATTTCCTGTACCGTCATCCTAATCTTGTAAAAAACGTAAGGAGCCTTCTGTGGGTCCATGCAATAAGGCGGGAAGATTACATCCCCATCTGGCGCACAGGTCTTAATGCACGGACGGTCAATGTCACGGCGTGTCACCGTAAGCTCACAAGTGCCCTTGGCGCGAAGCTCATTAATTGCCTTTTTTGCTCGCTTGTCCTTAAGGTCTGGGAACACTGACTTGAGCATGGCAATTACCCCTACATCGTCGCTGCCGTCCAGGATGACGGAGGCAAGGCGGGGGTTGCTAGCGGCAATGTCTTCAAGCGAAAACTTCTGGAGGTACTTGTTTTTCTCCCGGTCCCAACCAACGTAGGTAATCATTAACCCGCGTTCAAAAAGGTAGTTAGACGCAAGTTCCATTTCCTGCTTAAAGCGAGGGATGTAGGAAGCAATCATCCACTTTAAGAAGCTAGATGTCACCTTCGCCTGCGCCATATCTCCTACAGCTACTGGATAGGCACGAATGTTAGCACGATTAAGAGACGTAAGACAAAGAGCAACGTAGCTGTTAATTCGCTCATTGATAACATGAACCTCAGTATCAGACGCTCCTTCCCAAGGAAAAGAGTCTGATCCATGCTTGCGAAGGTCTTCAGTCTTGCCCGGCCAGTAATTGCGCCGTTCATCGTAGGAACGCCTACATTGATTAAAATACTCAGCAAGCTCGGTTAGGGTGCTGTCGTAAGCATTCTTTAACGCAACATGATCTGGACCCTTTTCGCTATAAAACGTCAGGGCTTTCTCTTCGTTACTTTTTTGCATTAGGATGTCGGCGTTTTATCTGACGAATCATACCATGCCAAAATGATACTGGCATAGCTAACTTATCTGTTAGAACACGTTCAGACAACTCATGTCCTCCGCGCCCGCAATGGCGTTGAAGAAGCTCCCAGCCAGCTAGCCGGTCGGTTTGTTCGGCAATCCACTTAGGGTCTGTCGTAATGTCAGCGTGAGAGGACTTCATGTCTAAACGTCGTTCCTTTAATGTCTTGGATTGCTTCTACTGTAAAGTATTTACCTACAAGCCTATCCTGCATCTTGCGGGGAATAGCCACTGGAATCTTGCCCTTAAACGTGTCAATCGTGCAATAAAGCCACCGGGGATTGGGTGCTGTCTTAATCCCAAAGGCTTCGTATCGGTGGGCTACGGTGAGCGGGGCTTCCTCGCTTTGACGAATAAGGTCGGCTCCATCCTCCGTAAACCATGTGTTCTTGCCCTTTCCCTTACTGTGGATTGGCTGCAATACACGTTCAGCCCTTGCCATTAGCTGTCCAATTTCCATCCCCATTTCCTCGGCCAAAGCCGTGCATTTAATTTTCATATTGTTTCTCTTAACAATCCCAAGCGCGTCTGGACCAGTAGTTTGCAGACAGCTTTCCTTCGCCACCCTTGATACCAGCAGAACGGGCGCAGTAACTCTTTTTGCGAGCGGGGCTGCTCTTCTTAATGCTCATGTTGGCATCGCCAAATCGGACAATTTTTTCCACACCGTTAGCGCAGGCTTTAACAACAGACTTCTTTCCGCCCTTTAGGTCACGGCGCGGAACATTACATTTCATCTCGTTCTTGTTCATGGTTAATAACTTCCTCCTGATTGTTTCATGGCACCTAGCCACTTGGGGTCAACGTACCGAATGTCGGCAATAGCAGCATACCGCACACAATCCAGAGGGTCTTTCCACGCCTCGTCCTTGCCGCCGTCTCCCGTGTATTCCTGGATGGATCGGATGATGTTCTCGCAGCGGTCTGAAATGTAGAAACGCGGCCTGTTGCTACCATCCAGGGGTAGCTTCCTGTTGTAGGCCATCTTGTTCTGTAACGCCTGCAAGCCGTCCTCAATGTCCAAACCGGGGGCCGGAACAAAGGAAAGCCCGGCATCTGCAAGGTCGTCAATGATGCTGGAGGCTTTCGTAGCCCCTTGATACTTTGCAGCACCCAAACGTGGGTCGATTAGCCGCTCCATAATGTCCTCGCGGTATTCGCCTTCTAGGGTGGTGATGAGGGACACGTATTGCTGGACCCCCTCAATCTGCCCGTCCCGCTTTGCGCCTTCACCGGCACCCCATTTGCCGTTGCGCCACTCAGCCCAATCCCCGTGGCTGGCATCCGGCCATTCACGGTACACCCACCATGTATCTGTGGCATCCACAGCAATCCATGCCATAAACCACTTCTTACGTCCGGCTGGGTCCAGAACCTGATAAAGCGTGCAAGGGTTGTTTGTCGGGTCTTTTACCCACGGAATATCCTCATGCTTCACTACGTTGGTCTCACGGCTAAAGCAGGGGAACTTGCTAGAAATGCTCTTGGTGGGAACGCCGTACACCCGGCACAGAATCCAACTTTCATCTCCCTTGGCCAGAGCTTCCTTAGCTACTCGCTCATAACCGCTAAAAGGGTTGTCCTTGGTGTGTAGGTAAATAATAGCTGCATCCCGCCCAGAGCACTCCTGCACGTAAGGAAGTGCCCTATTGTGCAGAAGCTCGGCGTTCTTGGTTTCGATGGTTTTTGCGCCATCTAAGAACTGTCTCACCGTTTCCGAATAGCCATCAATTGGCGTGAAGGTCAGCAACATTTTGCTGTTACGGGTAGCTAATCTAAAACCTAGAGTGTCCACTAGCTCAGGCCCACCAAGGTATTCGTCGCACCAAGCCCCCAGATTAACAGCCGAGCCAGTACCAAAGGCACCAAGCTCCAGCCCCTCTAGGACTGTCTGATTCTGTGTGTATTGAGAATACGTCTTAAACAAGATCCGGCTCCCATTGGGGAAGATGAGGCTATTCCCGGCAAAGCCGTTCTGCTTGGTGTAGGAGATGTATTCGTCCTGCCCAAGCGTCTTGTGCTTATACTCCGCTGGAAGCTGGTGGAAGATGGCACTCTGCTGCACAAGCACCGACAACTCAGCGTTTTGGGCAAAGCACACAATCAAGCTGCCCTCGTTCTGCATCGCGCATTTGATTGTCAGCCAAGCACCTA